CGCATATGGTGTCCAAAGCACCTACTCAGCATCAAGCACATTACTGGCTGGTGGTGCTCAGGTCTACAACGAGAACCTCATACATTGGGCGGCATCACTGTACTATGATGGAGCATCACAGATCAACGGAACCGGCAGTGCTGACGAAATTTATGGAACCATGGGTGACGACACAATATTCAGCAAGGACGGTGGTGACGATCTGTGGGGCGGTGCGGGTGCTGACACCTACATCTACAAACAGACTTATCAGTCAGATCCAGGATCAAACGACACCATTATAGATTTCAATTACAGTGAGGACAAGATCGACATCAGTGCCATAACAAGTGGTGCCAGTGTCTCAAGGACGTTGACCAATGGCACACTGTTCAAACTGGACACAGACAACAACGGCACATACGAGATGCAGTGGGATCTGGAAGGCTACACCGGCACAGCAGACCAGGTCACAGTTGTAACATAAATATGGGTACATTATGCGGAAAATAGCAACGTA